TGGAAAAGGAGGCTACTTTAATTGGCATAGAGACGCTTTTTCTAAGCCTTGGAATCAACCAGAATATCCTAATGTTCATGGTAAAATAAGAAAACTTTCTGTGACAGTTACTCTTTCTGAGCCAAATAACTATGAAGGAGGAGATTTAGAATTTGCTTTTTTACATCCAAAAAAAGAAAAAAAAGAAATAGTTACACAAGAACAATTTAGAAAAAAAGGAAGTATCATAGTTTTTCCTTCTTTTGTTTGGCATAGAATTACTCCTATTACAAAAGGAGTTAGAAACTCTTTAGTTGTATGGTTCGTTGGGCAACCATATAGATAATAAAACCTATTGATTTCATAGTTTTTCGCCTATAAAACTATAATATGGCGAAAATTGTAGATGAACCGAAGATCTTACGTTATGACGAAATCGACGGTAAAAAAGTTCCTGTTTACAGTGCAAAAGTAGAGACTATCGTCACAAACACAAGAACAGGTCAAGAGTATAACTCACATGAGGAGTGTCAGGCAGACATTGATAATCCTGAAACTGAAACAACCGAAGCAGATATCAGAAGAGATGTTCACGTAACAGCTCCTAATGTATTTGCTGGAGCACACACACTACCGGAGTAAAAATGTTTAAGAAGATTTTCTCAGCAGCTAAAAATTTATTAAGAAACCCTGTTGCGCAAGTTGGTATTGG